TCAACCGGTCGACTGATACGGATACGTGTGAAGTGCCTCGATGAACGCCTCCAGCGCCACCCATTGGGGCACCCGGCTTTCGTCCCACAGGCTCTCCACGCAGACCCCGGCGCGCCTGAAGCGCACGTGAAACGCATTGCCGGTGATCCCGAGCTCGCTGTGATGCCCCGCGCGCACATTCCGGGCAAAGCCCAGGTACCGTTCGCGGTCGTGCACGGTGGGCATGTCGCTGTCCACCAGGTCGTCCAGCCAAGCATGCATTGATCCGTCGCTCCTATCGGCTACAGGGCCCCTTGCGTCGGAGCACCATCGTGATCGTAAGCGGTCTGGCTACCGACGGCAGATGACATCCCACCGGTTCGCAGCCAAAGCCCCAGGGGCGGTGATCGCCGGTGGATTCGTTCAACGAATTTCTGACCCAGAACACCAATGGTCCATCACTGCGGCCAGACTTTGCCCTTGTTCACGAACTCACCCGTGCTGGTCTTGTAGCCCAGGTAGATCTCCACCTGGAACGCACGCAGCTCCGCCTCCGTGAAATCCAGCGCCGGCGTGAACTTCAGCGTCGCAGCGTTCGCCACCTGGCTTGCGAAAGCCACACCCTCGGCGTCGGGCAACACCTGGTTGGTCCATGTTCCATTGGCACGACGGAAGAACCACATGTCCGCCAGGAAGGACGAACCGTTGGCCGGAATGCGCGCGGCGATCCAGGTGCTGATCCTGGGGCTGGCAAGGGCATCCACAGCGGACTGCGTGAGGGTGATGCCCAGCTGCAGCGGCTGGCCGGCCGCGGAAAGCACCGCCGTGGCGACCGTTGCAACGGCTGCCGCAGCGGGCGGCTGCGTGGTGGCATTCCCCGGTGGATTGGCAGTGCCCGTGCCCGGGCCCGTCCCCGAACCTGTGCCCGGGCTTGCACCCTCTACCGGGTCAGGGTAGGTGCTGGTCGTCCAGGTGATTTTGGCGTACCCGGCCGCGTATTGGGCCATGTCCACGTCCAGACCCCCCTGGATATCGTAGAGCGGGCTGCCGCTCAGCTGGCGCACGTAGAGCCAGTTGCCCTCGCCGGTGCTGCCGCGGTTGGCGTCGAGCTGGCCGCCCACAAATCGCAGCGTACCGCCGCCGTCATGCACCACGAAGTGGTCGCTGCTGCGCTCGCTGACCAGGCGCGCAAACGAGGTGTCGATGCGCTCGCTGCTCTGGGCATTCCGATACTCCGCGCTGCTCAAAGCCGCCTCGCGCGCGGGCGCCGAACCATAGCGCAGAACAAAGGCCGACTGGCTGCGCTGGGGCGCATAGCCCGAGAACAGGAACGACCGCGTGCCTGCAGGAATGTAGATCTTGAACTCTTTGTACTGCAGCTGGTAGCCCGTGAACTCGGGCAATGCCAGCGAACCACCGCCACGGAACGCGCAGGTTCCCGTGGCGTAGCCGATCGCGCAGCCGCTGGCGCCATCCGGCGCGTACTGCTGCCTGAAACCGATCCGGGTGTCGAACGTGTAGTTGTAAGTGCCGGCTGCCGGAGGCAGGGCGATTCTGAGAACCGATTGGTGAATCGAGACGAAGTTGGCAGCCTGGGCATACGTGCCAAACGTGCCAAAACTGCTCACTGCGGCCAACAACAAAATAGACAGGTAGCGCATGGGAGGCATTCCAGAAAAAGGATGAAAGGACCAACAAACCCCTCCTCCCGTTTTGGATCTTCAGACGCATTTCAACCCGTGAAACCAGTGGCGTCTGGATAGAGCCGCAGTACGGCGCGCAACACCACTCCATTGCACGCGAACACAGCCCGGCGTCTGATGCGCCCAACCCCTAGCGTAAGCGGCGGCGGCCAGGGCAATCGGCAGAAAAGCGGCAGCGCATGGCCGCTTTTCCCGGGCAGGCGCCCCATGCAGTCGCCTTCGAGCCGCGGGGTGCCTCTGGCCACCTTGCGCTGCACCTCGGCCCGGCTCCCACATCGGGAGGCTGCAGTAGCATCAGCAGCATTGCTGGAGGTGAAAGGCTTGGCAGCGGAGTGATATGGCGGCACCACCATCGCTGACCTGCAACAGCAACGCCAACCGCCGAAGCCACCGCACCGACTCCGCTTCCAATGGTCGCGGCCCCCGAACCTGCCTGTGCCTGGATTGTCCCGGCGCACCGCCGCTGGCGGTTGGCGAGAGGGGTTTTCTCACCTGTAGGACAACATCGCCAGTGAGGTAACCGAACGTTCGACCATGGCAATATCGGATGCAGATAAAGGCTTTGGAACATGACCACAATGCGACGCCCCTGGCCTCCGAACATTGAACTCAACGGCGCCACCTATATGGTCAGGCCTGTCACGTCAGATCAGCGTGCCCAATTGCCAGACGGCATCTTCATCTTTGAGGAAGACGGCTCGCCGGTGCTCACCGTACGGGGCGCCTGGACCAGCTACACCGAAGCACTCGAAATGGCGGCGCACCAGCTCAAGGAGCACGTGGCCCCACCGCCGATCGACGTGTTTGGCGGCCACTGAGCCGGCTGGACCCAGCCATTGCGGGGTGAGGGGTAAGGGGCAAGGCATGCGCTTGCTCGATCACTGTTGGCGCTGTTCATTTTTTCACGGTGTTCATGTGGCGCGAACATGGAGGGTTGATGAACACGGGTGGGGATGGAAGGGCGTGGCTCCACTCAGCCGGCAGCTCGCTTGATCGTGCATGCCTGCACCCATGCATTGCCCCGCTGCACCCTACGCAAGGCGGTCGATCCGCTCTTCTGCCTGAGCAACGTGCGCCCTCAGCGCATCGACGCATGCCGCGAAGCCTTCGCTGAAACCGCCCGTCGCGCCGCCCTTGCCAAGGCCCGCGAGCCGGCCCACGAAGTCCTGCGCCAGGGGCAGCGCCAGCCTCCAGGTGCGCGCTGCCACCTGGGAGCCGATGACCAATTCGAGCCGGCGCACCGGCACATCGCCCGCCGCCGTTGGCGCAAAGGCCATGGGCGTCATGTCATAGACCGGTGCCAGCTGGTACGGCCGGCCATGCTCGGCCATGAACGACAGGTTGCCGCTGTGCATGTCGGTGTTGCCGATCAGGATGCCAAAGGCCCACAGCAGGCCGGCTGCGTCCACCGCCTCTGACACAACCACCCCTTCCCGCGCCAGCGCACCCACCATCTCAGGCCAGCGCCCGCTGTTGCCCACAAACTCCGCATCCAGCGCCGTCAGCGAATGCAGCGCGCGCCGGCCCAGCGCGCCCACCCGGTCAAAGCGCTCCACCTCCAGAAAACGCTGCCCGCCATGGTCGAGGACATGCGTTCGCGCAGATGCGATACCGTGCGCCCGCAACACCTGCAGCGCCAGGTGCTCCGCCAGCAACAGGTCGCGCCAGCGCGCACTCACCGGGCTGGGCACCGCAGAGCTGAACTTGACGATCACATGCGCGGGCGCCGCCCCTTGCACTTCGCCCGCTAAGTGTTCACCACCATCCAGTTGTGCATAGGCCGTGAACTTGGGCTGCTCGCCCCCCGCCGACGACCCCGCATGCTCACCGCGCGACGCGGCGAGCGCCAACGCCGCATAAGCCTTCGCCTTGCCAGCCAGCGCGATGGGCGACGGCTGGCTGGCGTTCAAGAAAGCCTGCTGCGCTGCATCGCCCATCAGCAGATTACCAGGCAAGTCCCCACCCTGGCGCAGCAGTGCACGCATCACGTGCGAGTCGTTCCAGTCGGTCAGCCGCTCGGGCAGCCCCAGTGCAGGCCCGTGCCGCTGGTTGTAAGCGCGCCCCAGATACCCCTGCGGCCGCATGTCGAAAAGCCACCAGGGCAGGCCATCCGTGTGCCCGTGCACGCCATCGGCCTGGACCATCACGAAGCCCTCGGGGTACACCGGCACCAGGGTGCCCAGGTCATGCAACCGGCCCTCAGCGGTGACCCGGTACACAGGCGCCACCAGGTCCACCCGCGAAGGATCGCGCAGCACATATTGAATAGATCGGGCAGCCCCTATTCGCAGCACGTCAGGCCCCAGCGCCTGCAGGGCACGGGACACCGTTGGCTGGCTTACTCCCAGCGCATCCGCCAAGACCCGTGCAGGTTTCACCCCGGTACGCAGCAGATCACGAAGCTGGTCGGGGTGGCGGTGATTGGGGGCGGTCATTCAGGCATTTTATCCCTTATGAATAAATTACTGAATAGATATATGAATAGAAAACCACAGTAGACTGACAAAAATCTGTGCGCGGAACCTACACCAGCCATGGGCGTGCGTGGGCGCTGCCGAGCCGGTCGTGTTCATTTTTTGCGGCGTTCATGTGGCGTGACCATTGGCGATGGATGAACAAGGGCGACAGAGAACCGTCCCATCGACCTGGTGTGTGTCTGTGGCTGCTGCGTGCCTTTGCCGAGGACGGACGCCGGAACGTGTGCCCGGCGGCGCGCATTCCGGCCTCCGCCTTCACAACAAGCACAAAAGTCCCATCAGGAAACAGCAGCGCCAGCATCCACGGCATTCGAGACTGCAATGGCAAGTGCATGACCATGTCGCAAGCGCCCCATCAATACCCGCCCCTGCGCGCCCCATACCCACCACCCCCCTCCCGTCCCAGCGAAGACCCCCGCGGCTCCACCACCGCAAACCGCAGCATCATCACCCCATACCTCGTCGCGCTCTGCAGGTCATCGCGCAGCTTCACGATCAACCCGTCCTTGCGGTGGTACAGCCGCCATTCCTCCAGCCAGTCGCCGCAGGTGCTGAACACCTTGAACCGCCCCGTCTGCATGCGCGTGAGCAGGTCGCTGATACCGGCCTCCAGGCCGTTGCTGCCGCCCTCGAACGTGGCGCGCTCGGGCAGCAGGTTCACGCCCAGAGTGCGGTACTGGCCCGCCAACTGTTCGCCGCTGCCCTTGTCGTGCTGCAGCCCGTCGTGCGGCCAGGCCACGGGCATCCAGCGGCCGCGCGCAGCGATCAGCGGAGCCTGCATGGCCACGCTGGTCTCGCGCACGCGAAAGGTGTCGTACACGTAGACGGTATCGGTGTCGCGGTCCCACGCCAGCCAGGCCGCTGCGGCCGGGTGGTCCCAGCCGAAGTCCAGGCCCACGATGCGCGGCCAGTGCGCGGGCAGCGCAAAGGGCGCCACCACGATGGACTCCTCGGCCACGGGGAAGACCTTGCCGCTGCCCAGCACGGGCACGCCGTTCATGCGCGCCTCGCGCTCGTGCACGGGGTAGCTCTCGGCCAGCTCGCGCTTGGCGGTTTCGTCGAGGTGGGGGACATCGTTCCAGCCGGCCTGGATGACGGCTTTGCTCATGGGGGGGTCTCCTGTGGGTGGTGCGGGCGCTGTTGGGGCGCACGCGTGCGTGCATGCCTGCGGTGGGTTCGATGGCAACAACTTGCAGCAGGCCAAACCATTCATAGATAGTCTTCAATTGCAAAATATTGAATATCTATGAATTTTTTGTCAAATAATTGAGGCAGACCGGCAAAATCGGCCACGCCACCCACTGCTCACCAAAAATCCCTGAAAATGCTGAGCGTAAATTCATAGAGTTGCAAAAATATGCCAATCAACTAGTATCTATGAATGCCAAAGCAGAACATCAGCCCCGCTGACTACCCCCAGGCCGTACTGCAGCAGATCGTGCTGCTAGGGCAGAACATCGCCATCGCGCGCAAGCGCCGGGGCGAGACGCAGGGCCAGTGGGCCAGCAAGCTGGGCGTATCGCAGCCCACCATGGCCCGCATCGAGCGCGGCGACCCTTCGGTGGCCATGGCCTCGTACGTGATGTGCATGTGGCTCATCAACCAGGCGGGTGGCCTGGCGGACCTGGTGGCCCCGCTGCAGGACCACGCGGCGCTGGAGCGTGAGCTGCTCAGGGTGCGCCCCCCACGCAAGGTGCCGGCCGCAGCGCCCGCCAGGCTGACGGTGAATGCAACGGCCAAGCCCCCGCCCAAGCAAGCGGCAATTGCCCTCGCCACAACGGCCAGCCATGCCCGCAAGCCACGCGACCCAAGCGACCAGCAGGGCACGGTGCAGCCAGCCCATCAGGCCTACCCTCCCGGAGGGGATGACTCGCCCGATGGCATCCACCTGCGCATCCTCGCGTCGGCGGCCAAGGGCAACGCCACGGCCAAGGGCTTGGCCGCGCTTTTGCTGCAGCAGCCCCGCGCCAAGGCGCCCTGACACCATGGCAACGAAGCCTGCCGCCATCACTCCGCGCACCTATGTGCCGCAGGACGAGCTGTACCTCTGGGCCCTGATGGACCCGGCGCGCCCCACCCTGGTGGGCACGCTGGGGCTGTCACAGCTGGTGGCGGACTGCGCCACCTTCACCTACGACGCGCAGTGGGAGTACTTCGACCTGAGCGAAGACTTGCCACGGGTCCAGGGCCAGGCCTTCACCGCTGGCGAGCGCGGCAGCGCCCCCGGTGCCATCGACGATGCCCGGCCCGACCGCTGGGGGGAGCGCATCATCCGCCACATCGACCGCCCTGCCCGCCTGTCGGTGCTGGAGATGCTGCTGTTTGCCGGCGACGACCGCTTTGGTGCCCTGGGCGTATCGGTCTTTGCCGAGCAGTACATCCCCCGCCACCTCGGGCCCTACGCGCAACTGCGCGACCTGGCGCAGCTGAGCGCCGCCATCGAAGACGTGCAGGCCCAGGCCCCCGTCGTCACCGCCGACATACAGCGCCTGGTACAGCCCGGCGTGACCCTGGGCGGCGCCCGGCCCAAGGCATTACTGCAAACCGACGCGGGGCCCAGCGTCGTCATCAAGTTCAGCGAACTCGACGATGCCGTGGACACGCCCCTGGTCGAGCACGCCACCATGACCCTGGCTGCCCTGGCCGGCATCCACGTGGCCGCCACCGGCGTGCTGCCCATCCCGCAGCGCCGCCACCGCAAGGCCCGCCACGCGCTCACCATCGAGCGCTTTGACCGCACGGGCGGCGGCCACTACCGCATGCACTGCATATCAGCCCGCACCGCGCTGCGGGCCGCCAGCCAGCCCGAGAGCTACAGCGCCCTGGCCGGCGTGCTGCTGCGCCTGGCCCACCCCGACCGCCAGGCTGCCCTGCGCGAAGAACTGTTCAAGCGCATGGTGTTCAACATCCTCATGGACAACACCGACGACCACGAACGCAACCACTGCCTGCGGCTGGACTTCGACGGGTACCACGAGCTCACCCCCGCCTACGACATCGTGCCCAGCCTGCAGAACCTGGGCTACCAGGCCCTGAGCGTGGGCACCGCAGGGGCAGAGTCGAGCCTGGAGAACGCGCTGACGGAACTGCCCGAGTTCGGCATCAAGCGACCACGCGCCATCGAACTCATCCAGCAGGTAGCGCGGGTGGTGGATGGGTGGCAGGGGCACTTTGCAGGACTGGGCGTGAGTGCGGCGGACATGGAGATGCTTAGCGCGAGCATCGACCGGGATGCGCTCAGGGGGCAGAGGAAGGCCTATTGCTGAGCCATACGAGCGACGCGCCCCCCCACCCCCCTTTTAGTCAACCTGAAAGAAGACCGTGGACCCCATCAAGATCAGCATCGACACCGCCATTGCACTGCTCGCGCTTGCCGTGTCAATCATCGCCCTGGGAATTTCTGTCTACTTTTGGCGTCGCCAGTTCCGCCCCATCGTGACCGCGGCGATCAAGACGCATGGCGCCGGTAACGAGGCAATCGCCTACGACCTCGTCCTACTGAATTCCGGCTCCATTCCAGCAAAGGACATCACATTGAAGGTCACCGACGAAAGCCTTCAACAGGCCTTCGGCACTGATGCGACGCAGGATAACAAGACCCGCTGGTTGGCCTGCTTTTTACCGACCACCCAGATCAGAGTACTGCACAACGGAGATCAGGTGTCCTGTTCGTTTGGAATGACCAGGGCCAACGACAGCGGCTTCTGGAAAGCGCGTGCGCTACTGATCACCATCGAATACACGGGCTGGTTTGGCAAGTCGTACGTGCAACAGCAAACCCTCGAAATCAGGGATTCGACCAGTTTCACCGGCTTCATGTGGGCGTGACGGCATGAAGCCGATTGCGGGCGGCTTCAAGGATTCAGAAACTACGACGCCCCACCCACTACCACCCCCTTCGTCAAAAAATCCAGCACCACCTCCGTAGCCCCCTCCAGCGGCGTAAAGGTGATCGCAATCAACCCCTGCGTCGTCGCAGTCCGCGTCAAACACTCGTTGTAGACAGCCGCAGGCGGCTCCTCATCCAGCCACACCCAGTGCCGGGCCGTGCCCTCGAATGCCTTGCGGCCCTGGTCGTAGGACTTGAAACCGATGACCGATTCACCCCCGCTCTGGTGGCGCACGCACAGGTAGTCGAGCGCGCCGTTGGCGCCTGCGCGGGGGCGGGCTTTCGCGATGTCGTCGGCCGGGATCATCCCGGTGCCGGGCTGGCCGGGCTGGCCATAGAGTTCGAGCTGCACGATGTCGCGCGTGGTCTCCAGCGACTTGCCGGCGGCCCAGGCCTGGATGGGGCCGTCGAAGCGCCGGCCCTCCCACCAGGCGGGGTAGCGGCCCGTGAGGTGCAGGGCCGTTTCGTACGCGCCGCCAATGGTCTTGCCCACGCGGTTGCCGGCCATGAAACAGCGCTCGCGGTGCGTGGCGCCGGCCTTGAAGAAGGCCATGTGCCGCCCATACAGCGCGCGGCGCAGGGGGCCTTCGTCCTGGAAGAAGTGGCGCATGCGCCAGCCCGCGAGCTTCTCGCGCAGCAGGGCTTCGATGGCCTCGATTTCTTCGATGGAGGCGTGGGCCAGGGCCTCGGGCAGGCCTGTCATGTCAGTTATCTATGGCGCTGCGCGCCACCCGCAGAGCATGAAACCGGCGCGGCCCAAGCCAGTGCCCCCGTGCAAGGGCCGCCATGCCGCGTAGGCGGCGCTTTGCGTGCGTGCACCGGGGGCGTCCCCCTCCCGACTCGCGCAGCGAGTCGAGAGAGGGGCTGAGGGTCGCGGCTCCAGGCCTGCCTGCGCAGGCCTGGACGGCAACGAAGAGCGGCCGCCTCTGGTGGACGCACCGAGGCGCGAAGCGACTCAGGGGGTGTTTCATTTCAGGCACCACTGCGCGATTTCTCCTTGATGGCGCGCACCAGTTCCAGCGCCGAGAGCATGCCCTCGGCGCGGTCGGCAGGCATGCTCGCCAGGGCCTTGCGGAACGGGTCGGGCGCGTCGTCGGCCTTTTTGGCGAACATGCCCAAGTGCGTGCCCAGCAGGTCCAGGGCCTTGAGCTTTTCGGGGGACTTGAACTTCTTGCCCAGCTCCAGCTGCCCGCCGGGCCCGATCTCCACCACCTCGATGGAGGCCAGCGCGGCGGCGGTGGCGCCGTCAAGCTCCTGCACGCACTTCAGGCTGCCGTCGCCATTGAAGAGCTTGCGGATGTCGAAGAAGGCGATGCCTGCGAGCTCGCGCACGACCATGTCCTGCGTCACGGTCTCCAGCAGGGCCGCCTCTTGCTTTTGCGGCGGCTGCTGCACGCTGTCGCGTGGCTTGCCCTTGCGGGGCAACACGGCAAGCAGGCGCGGCGCACGGCCAGGCACTGCTGTTGCGGCGGCGGCCTTGCCTTGCTGGCCATCGGCCGCCATCAGCGCGAACTGGAGCTGTTCGTGCGCATCGGCCTGTGCGGCCTGCCCTGCCTGTGCCGCTTGCCCCGCTGGCCCATGGCCGCCGCTCATGCAGCCGCCCCGCGCACCACACGCTCCATCGCGGCAATCACGCGCAGGCGGTCTGCGTCGTGCAGGCATTCGCCGCGCAGCCAGTCGGCCGGGAAGAGCAGGTTCACCGCGCCCAGCGCGGCATAGGGCACATGATCGCGTGCGGCCTTGATGAGGGCCGTGGCGCTGCCCAGCGGGTGCAGGTCGCCGCGCAGGTAGACCATGCCCGATGCGGACACGCCGGCATGCACAGGCGCGGCACCCGGTGCCTGCAGCTCCATGAGGTGAAGGTCTTCTTCGCAGTGTTCAACGTCCATGGGGGGTGATCTCCTTGTGGGCCATCCATCAGCCGACCAGTGCCAGCGAGCGGCGCGCGTCCATCTCCGAGACACACACATCCCCGCCCATGCGCCGCAGCAGGATGCTGTAGCGCTGCACCAGACGCCGCCCGCGCGCGCTCGATGCCGGGCCGGGAGTGGACTGCACGGCCCCGGCCTCGCGCAGCTTGGCCAGGCAACTGCTGATCTCGGGGTGCGATGTCTTGGGCAGGTCCAGCGCGGCGCCTATCTCGCCCAGGGTGAGCGCCTGGCCGCCCTGGGTGTGCAACAGCTTTTCCACGCGCGATTTGAGGCCCCCCGCGCGGATGCTGGTGACGGTGCGCGTGGGCATGGTCCTGGCGCTGGTAGCGGGCTGCAGGCGGGCAGAAAGGTGTAACGGCGTGTGTGCTTGCATGGCAGGGCTCAGGCTGGAGAAATGGCTTGTCGGCGGGCATGCGGCCATGGCGCTGCGGCCCGGCAAGCCGCACGGGCATTGGATTGGCGGTGGTTGGGGTGCTGGTGCAGCAGCACCAGCGGTTGCAGAGAACACAGCGGCAAGCGGCCGCCAGAGGGAGGGCCGGGGCTTGGCGCAAATACGACAGGTGCGACAGGTGCGATGGAGGGCGGGTGGCTTCCCCCGCTACCATCCCGCCACCCAAAACCATTTACAACAAGGGATCGTGCATGAGGGCATCACTCAAAACCATCTGCGCCGCCATTGCGGCCACCACCCTGTCGATGTCCGCCTCGGCGGCGCTCGACATCGACCTCACCAATTCGGGCTACCAGACCGATGCGCTCGATACCTTCACCGTCAAGCGCCTCAAGGTGCCGGGCGCGGGCGAGTGGGATGTCACCTTCAAGTGGGACCCGCAGTCCCTGCACTTCGTGCCCCAGGCCGTGGCAGCCAGCACGGCATCGCAGCTCAAGATCTCGGGCCCGACCACGGTGAACGAGGCCGGCACCATCACGCTGGCTGCCGCGGTGCAGAACGCCGACGGCACGACGACCCCCACGGTGGCCGTGTGGAGCGTGGTGCCCGCATCGGCCGGCACCATCACGCCCCAGGGCGTGTTCCTGGCCGCCAGCCAGACGGCGGACGTGAACGCCGTGTTCACCGCCACCGTGCTGCTGCAGGGCAAGACCATCTCCAGCACCTACACGGTGAAGGTGGCCAATGTGTCGGCCGCTTCGCGCACCTGCGCCGGCGCGCTGGTGAACAATACCAATGGCATGCTGATGGCCGACTTCGGCGTGAACCCCGAGACGCAGAAGGTCACCATGCTGCTCACCGCCGCGTCGGGCAACCCGGGCTTTCTGAGCGGCAGCTTCTTCTTCCTGCAGGGCAGCACCTCGGTTGCCGTGTCGCAGTACACCTATGACGCAGGCACCGCCCTCTTCACGCCCCAGGGCGGCTGGTCCGGCGTCGGCACCATCGCCTCGCCCACCCAGAAGCAGGCCGTGTTCTCGGCCTTCCCGTCCAGCATCAACCTGGCACAGCCGTTCCAGATCCGGTATGCCTCCATCGCGGGCGCACCAGGGACCATCAGCTGCGGGAATTGAAGCCTCCCCGGGCCGTTTTGAGCTACCGGGAGTCGCCAAGACTGGCGCGGCACATGCCAGCGCCGCCGTGCAAGGGCCGCCCCGCCGCACTGGCGGCGTCCCCCTTTCAGGGGGAAGGCGCGAAGCGACTCAGGGGGTAGTCATTCCAGGCCAGGCTTCACTGAGGGCTCGCGCATCAGCCGCGTGTCCATCTGCCGCTGCCGCCATTGCTTGATAGCGTCTGCTGCAGTCAGCGAGTAGCTCACCGACGGCAGTGGCGTACTCAGCGACGGCGGCGGGGGCAGCGCTGGCAATCCGGCGGGCGGCGTCGGTGGCCTGCTCGCGCAGGCCGTCAGACTCAGCGCGAGTGCGGGCAGCATCGCGCTGCAAAGCCGCTTCACGGGTGCGTGCATCATTCAAGGCTCCTTGGTACTTGAGGGCGTTGGCCCGCTCGGCCGTCCATGCGGCCTGTTGGGCGCGTGCGCGCTCGGTGGCATGCGTGGCATTCAGCCTGGCGATCTGGCCGCCCAGGCGCCAGTCCTGCACCTGCCAGGCGGTGGTGGCGGCCAGCGCGGCGCCGAGCAGCGCTGCGGCAGTGTGGGTGTAGAGGGCCGGGATCATCGCGGGCCGCCCTCCAGCCCCGCCAGGCAGGCAGCGGTTTCGGCCGCACGCCGGTTGGCCAGGCCCTGCACAAAGCGCATCTCGGGCTGGCCACCGGCCAGCATGCGGCCGGTGCGCACATAGCTCCACACCGGGCGCCCGCTGTCCGACAGGCCCAGCCGCCGGCACCCCAGCGCCCAGTCGCCCGCGTTCCACGCCGCCATGGCCTGGCTGGCGCAGGTGTTGCCCACGCCGTTGTTCCAGGCATGGCTGGTGGCCATGTCGAACACGGCCTGCGGCGGCAGGCGCGTGAAGCACTTGGCCAGCTGCAGCTGCACGCGCTCGACGGCAGCGCCCTCCTCGCGCGCGCACTGCGCGGCACTCCAGCGCTCGCCCACCACCACAGGCATGCGCGTCACATGCCGCGTGATGCCCTTGCACACCGTGGGCAGCCCGCCCGCCAACGGGTCGGCATACACCAGCCCCGGGTCGCGCGCATCGGGCTCCCACTGGCCCAGGAAGGTGAGCACGGCGGCACTGGCCAGGGCCAGCGAGCCGGCCAGGTGGGGAAAGTAGCGCAGGCTGCGTTCGGCGGTGGTAGCGGCGGTGCTCATTCGTCCACCCCCTGCTCGCCCAGGTCGCTCTCTTCGTCCAGCCCCTGGCGCAGGCGCGCCATGCGCAGCGCGTGCTCGCGTGCCTGGCGGCGGTTGGCCTCGCGCTTGTAGTACCAGGTGACGGCCAGGCCCGCAACGGCCACGGCGGCGCCGACCAGGCCCAGGAATTCGTTGGAGGTCAACCAGCCAAAGCCGGTGAGCCCCGCACCGGTGGCAATGGCCTTGCTGCCGGTAGCGCCCAGGGCGTCGATGGTGTCGTTGGTGTGCATGGGGGTGGTCACTCCTTGTCGTCCCGGCATTGGCAGCCGGGTGGGTGCGCGAATGGCGCGCCGCCAGGGGTTTGGCGGCTGCAGGCGTAAAAAAAGCCGCTGGTGCGGCCCGGTTGATGGGGTGGCGATGCAGGGGCACAGAGACTTGGTGTGCAGGGCCACCCGCCCTGCCCACCTGGCCGCGCAAAACAAAAAATCCCGCAGGGCAAACCATGCGGGATCTACAAATTTCAGACAACACACCACCCCCAACTATCTACCGCAGTCGCTACAGGCGAGGGCCAGGCTGTGGCTGCGGGCAATCAACAAGGGGGCGACGTGCGAGAGGGAATTTATTTCCTCTGCAATCGTCTGCTGCAATTTTAAACTCAGCTCCGGTAGGTGTGCAAGCGTTTTTTCATCGACTGGTTTCTGCGGCTCACACAATCGTCCAGCATGTTGAGCATGCGGCGGCCGTCCTGGCCCATGGGCTCATGCGCCTTGCGGCTGCCGCCGCAGGCCTTGCACACGCGGCCCAGCATGGGCGTGCCGGGCACCAGGGCGGCGCCCCGCCCCAGGCAGGCGCGGCAGGTGGGGTCGAGCCAGTAGCACACGCTGGTGCGCGCCAGGGTGCGCGGGTCGGCCAGGTGCTTGGCGGTGGCCCAGCGCTCCACGGCTTCGAGCACCTGCGCCAGCGAGCGCAGGCGGCCCAGCAGTTGCACGGCATCAGCTTCAGGATGGCGGCGCTGGTGTGCGGTGCTGTCCCATTCGCCGCGCAGACGCATCAGCGCGCCCCCCAGCATGCCGGGCGACCAGCCGGCGGCAATCAGCACGTCGGCATCGCCCCGGCGCTCGGCGTCCACCTTGAGGTTGGAGGACGAAGCGCCTGCGCGGGTGTAGGCCTCTTCCACGGTGCGGTAGTGGTTGTTGTGGTGGTCAGTCATCAGCATGGTCGTCCCTGGTTGGTGGTGGTTGCAATGTGAGGGATGTCGTCGTTGCGGTGGTTGCGCAGTGCGTTCAGACGCAGGTGCTCGGCCAGGACCACGGCATGGCCCAGCGCGGCGCCGGCTTTGCCGAACACGGCAGTCAGCTCGCCCTGGTAGGCATCGGTGTGGGCGCCCTCCTTCATCGAGCGCCAGAACTGCGGCCCCAGTGCCAGCGCACGCACCTTGCAGCCCTGGCAGTCGGCGCGGAACAAGGGGCTGTGCGCGCGCGTCTGCGCGGCCTGGCAGGCGGGGCACGGCTGCCCTGCCCCATCGGCCGCGCGCACCAGCGGCAGTGCGCAGACAGCACCCAGGCCGCTGCGCTCAGGCGTGGCGGCTGGCACTGCGGCAGCGGCTGCTGCGCTCATGCCCAGCCCTCCACCACCATCTGCACCAGCCGCTCGGCCGTGGCGCGGTCCATGGTGGGCAGGATGACCTGCAGCACGGCATCAAGCGCGGCGGCGTAGAAGCGCTCGAAGGCCTCCTGGTCCATGGCGTCGTAGCGGATGGAGTGGACCACCGGCACGGTCTGGCCGGTGCGCGGGTCAATGGCATCGTCGAAGTAGCCCGCGGCCAGCTTCACGGCGACCAGCGCCTTCTCGGGCGTGTCGTAGGTGTCGCTGTTTTCCGCGACGAGCTGCAGCAGCGCAAACAGGCGGCGGTGGTGCGGGCCGTTGCGCGGGCGGCTCCACTCCATGCGCAGGCAGGTGCCGGGTTTCATGACTTCCAGGCGGCGCGCAAAGCGGGCCCAGGCGTCCTGGTCGGCCGGGGTGCTGCCGCGCAGGCCTTCGGGGGATTTGATGAGCATGGCTTTCATGGTTGCTGCGTCCTTTCTGCGGTGTGAAGGTGGTGGGGCACAGCACTCAATGCGCCGGGCCGGGGTGGATTGGATTGGCTGGATGGAGCGGGGCCGCCAGCGCCACTGGCCGCAATGGCCTGCAGCGTGTGAAAGCGCACGGCGGTCTTGCCCGCTGCGCTGCCACCTTCGTAGACCCGCCGCGCGCGCTCTGCATTGCCAATGAATGCAAGGCGCGGCGGGGGCAAGCCCACCCGGGCGTAGTCGCTGTCGGGGCTGCGGTCGCCGCCCAGGCAGCGCGGGTAGTCAAAGCTGCCGCGCCCGGTGTAGGCGCGGTGGCTTTCGCAAAAGCGGTGCTGCAGGTAGCCCAGTTCCTTGAGGTCCGTTCGGCACAGCTTGGGCCAGCCACCCAGGTCCTGCACGGCGGCGTGGATGGCGGGGTCGTCAAACACCACGTCGGTGTAGGCGCCCACGCTGCCCATGGCCTCCAGCGCCTTGCCCCAGGCGAGCGCAGCGCGGTCCGCCGCGGTGCCCGCAAGGATGCGCACCACGTCGGCCACCTTGGGGGCAAAGCGGCCGTGCTCGGCATCGGTGGCGTGGCGCTGCATGGCCTGGCGGATCTGCGCCAGCTCGAACGGCTGGCACGCGCCCCACCACAGGTCCAGCACAAAGCGGCTGGCGTCCTGGCGGTAGTAGGCAAGCACATCGGTCACCAGCTGCGCAAAGGGCGCGCGTTCAGACGGCTGCATGCGGCACCCCTTTGTGGTCAGGTTGGTGTTGCTGCTGCGGGTGCAGGGTCTCGGGCTCCTGGGCCGCCCAGGCATCGGCCACGCTGCGGTTGCGCTGCTCCAGCGCCTCCTGCCGGTTGGCCTGCGCATGAACGCCCGGCGCATGGATACCGGTGGCCAGACCACCGCCACGCTGCCCTGCGGCGCGCATGCAGATGGCCTTGAGGTACTCGGCCGGGTCGGCCGGGCGGGCCACACAGGTGGCACGCACCGCGTCAATCACGATGTCGTTGCCAAAGTCCTTGCACAGCCGGCCCACAAAGCTGCCGCACTGCGCCTTGGGCATGCCAGCCTGCAGCAGCAGCGACTTGCCCACGGACCACAGCTCGTCCTTGGTCATCTGCTCGGGGCTTATCGCGGGCGCCTGGCCATCGTCCGCACCCCGCCCACCGGCCGGTGCGGCGCCGCCCGTTGCGCCAGCAATGGAAGCAGAAGGTTCCGCTCCCTCTCCATTCCGCTCCGTTCCCTCTTGGCTCCGTTCGGTTCGGTTTCCTCTAAGGGTGCTTTCCGGCGCCACGCCATGGGAAGGCTGGACACTTTCCGGCGGAAACGCCGCGTGGTCCGTGGAGCGCGCTGCATGCTCCGCCGCCAAGCCCTCACCCTGCGGTGGAAGGCCATGCGGGTAGGCGCCGGATTTCCACAGCGCCTGCGCAGGCACGCCCAGGGGCGCCTTGTGCTCCTTGGCGCGCTTGGCGTTCTCCTTGCGCAGGCGGTCGCAGTACTTGTCGTAGGCGTACTTCTCCTTGGCGGCAAAGGCCGCAATGGCCTTCTCTGCCACCACGGGGTGGTACAGGCGCCCATCCGCGCACTTCACAAAGCCGTGCAGCGCGGCGGCGCGCACCTTCTGCCACTCCTTGAGCACGCGGCCGTAGCCGGCCAGGTTGGCCAGCTCCACGTCATCGTCGGGCAGCGAGGCCGCAGGCACCTGGTGCCAGGCCGCGCACCACAGCAGGATGCCCGCGCGAAACGCCTCGCCCTCGGCTGCCGCCGCAAACTTGGAATCGCGCAGGCGCCGCACATCCAGCTCCATGTACTGGAAGTCGCTCAGGTCGCATGCGGCCGAGGTCAGCGGCGCGGGCAGGCCGGCGTTGCCGCTGGTGCTGGCAGATGCCGTGGTGGCGCCCCGGGTGCTGCGGCTCACGCGGCCTCCTGCTCCAGGCGCGGGGCATGGCGTGGCCGGTGCGCGTGCCTGCGCGAGGCCATGGCGCATGCGCCATAGGCCTCGTTGAACTGCGCCCACAGGTCCGATCCCGGCTCGTAGTGGTTGGCCTCGATCAACGGAATGTGCTGCGCGGCGGCCGCTTGCGCAGCGGCGCGCAGGGCCTCAGGCGTGAGGCGCTGGATGGTGGTGGTCGTGGTCAGATGGGTTGCCAGCGTCATCACTGCCTCCAGTCGCGCGCAATGCGGCGGCTCTTGTCCAGGCTGGCCTGGGACTGGGCACGGCTCTCGATGCAGATGGAGCCCGCCATTCGCGGGGCCAGGCCCACGGTGCGCAGGCCCCGGCGGTTGAAGAGCAGCACCGCGCCGGCAGGCGCTGCGGGCCGATGCGCGGAGGCCTTGCGCGGCACAGCATCGGCGCCGCGCGAGCGCACCGCGTCGAAGGCATTGGGAGGTGTGGGTGGTGTGGGTGGTGGTCGCATGGCTCGCGGGTCTCCTGAAAAAAGGCGTGCGGGCGCACGCACTCCCACGGGAGCGCACTGGCCCATCACAAAGAAAGAAAAACACCCGGGGCCGGAGCCCCGGGCAAAGTCCAT